GCTCCTGGACTAAGTGATATTAGTACAGCCGCAGTAGACTTGACAGAAAAAGCATTTAAAGGAGCATCAAATCCATTTGGCATGGGTTTCTTACCAGATGCGATAGAAGGTGGTTTACAAGAGGCGGGTGGCGGCATGACAAGTAATTTACTAAAAAATTTGCCTTCAGGTGTACAAGCACAACTACAATCTGCTTTATCATCTTTAACAACAGGCGGTGGATCAACAATCAAATTACCAACTGTTGCATTTAATACATTTTCTCGTTCTGGTATAACAAAGCAAATTGATCAAGTATTAGGCAACCCTATTATACCAAGGCCTACTATTATAGGATCCACTCTGCCGACTGGTTCATTTGGTGGCCCTCTATCTGATTTACGTAATAAGGCACTTGATCTTTCTCGTAATCAATTTAATTTTAATCAAGCAGAAAAAGAATATGAAAAAACACTTGATGATATTGCATACTTAGAAAGACAAATTAATGCATATGGTAATCCGCCAGACTTGTCAATAGAATTCCCAGATCCAAGTGATCCTAGAATAGCACAAGAACTAGCAAGAATTCAACAGTTACGATTAGAACTTACTGCTAAACAGACTGAGGCAGGAGAACTTTATCAAACAATGTCTGATATTGGATTTGAGTTTAAAGAAGACTATGTTCCTGGCAAGCCAGTAGTTCTACCAACACCACCACCTAATCCTGCAGATGACTTAGCAGAATTAATTGCATCTCAGACAATAGCATCAAACGCTGGATTAGAGAATGGTCAAGTGTCTGTCACCGCACAAACAAGTACGAATCAAAATGCATTATCTGGTGAAACAAACTTCTCATTTGCAGACTATGGTAACGGAGTAGTAGTTAACACATTTGCTGACAGCACTGGCGATAACGATGACAGTGGATTAACGTTTGGTGGCGAAGAAATTCCTGATCCCCCGGAAGAAGATCCGCCTATACAAGTACCACCTGATGAAGTTGAAGAAGAAAATACAGTAGAAGCAGTTGCTGGCCCTGATCTGCCACCACCAACACCTCCAGGGGGAGGCGGCGGAGGCTGTGTTGTATTAGAAAGTTATATACCATTAGTAGAAACTGCTTCGTTCAATGGCAAAGAAGTTAAACAGGCTTACATGTTACAACCAGGAAATAGTATCTCTTTGAATACAGCAGATGACGAACTAAATACATATATTGGAACAGTTGTGTTTAACATGGTAGAATTACAACCATGTGTTCGTATAGAAACATCTCAAGGCATTTCATTGAAGTGTTCTACAACTGCTCCAATCTTTACAAAAGAGTTAGAGTTTGTTGATGCACCAGATTTGTTAAACAAACAAATTCTATGTAAGACAGTTGACGGTGAATTCTGGGACGAAGTTGTGTCAGTTGAAAGTATAGACGAACAATTTGTTGCTGTTATTAATGCAGGAGATAATGCATTCTGGGCAGGCGAACAATCTGATGCTTATGTACTTCATCACAATATCGGTTCAGCAACTGACGGAATAGAATTCGATAAAAAATAGGATATAAATAGTATTATGCCAACATATGTAGGATTTTCAACAATAAACGCAGAGAAGCCGAGAACTGTAAATGAAATCGGTGGAATCGACAACACTGGAGATTTAATTAAAAATCCGCTTGTGTATGGCAAAAAGTATAGGTTAACTGATGCAGAATTAGTTATACAGGATTTAGTCAATGCTCTCAACATTCGTAAGGGTGAGAAAGTTGGTCAACCAGCCTACGGAACAAGACTTTGGGACTTTGTATTTGATCCAAATACACGAGATGTCACTCAACAACTTGAAAATGAATTGCAAAGAGTAGTAGCACAAGATCCTAGACTCAATGTGAACAGAATCAGAGCATATACAAGAGAAAATGGCATTCTAGTAGAGATGGAATTAGCCGTAACACCCTTTAATAATGCTGGAGATTTAAATTTATTCTTCGATAATCAGTCAAACTCAGCCTCTATTGTAACCCAATAACATCTTAAAAATACCCGGTTTTTAAAAAGATAAATATATCTAACAGAGAGAGATATATGGCTACAAGTTCAAGGCAATCAGGATTATTCGGAGTAAACGACTGGAAGGCAATCTACCAGACTTTCCGTGAAGCCGACTTTAGAAGTTATGATTACGAAACACTTCGTAAGAGTATGATCGATTACCTGCGTCTGTACTATCCTGAAACATATAATGATTACATAGAAAGTTCAGAGTTTATTGCTCTACTTGATGTTATGTCGTTCATGGGACAAGGACTAGCGTTCAGAAACGATCTAAACGCACGTGAGAACTTTATTGATACTGCTGAACGTAGAGACTCAGTTGTTAAATTAGCCAACTTAGTAAGTTATACACCAAAAAGAAACACATGTGCAAATGGTTTTATAAAAATATCTGGCATACGAACAACAGAAAATTTAACTGATGTCAATGGACTTAATCTAAGCAATGTTCCTGTATTATGGAACGACCCTTCTAATCAAAACTGGTTAGAGCAAATGAATACTATTATCAATGCGTCCTTAGTTGATACGCAACGCATTGGTAGACCAGCAAACTCATCAGATATTTTAGATGTACAGACTAGCGAGTATTCTATTAGAATACCAGAAACTAGTTTACCAATTGTTCCCTTTACGTCTGTTATTGACGGACAATCTATGAACTTTGAACTAGTTAGTGGAACATCACTTGATTCTAATTATGTCTATGAGATACCACCTGCACCTAGTGGCAAACTTAATTTATTATATAGAAATGATAGATTGGGTTTTGGCTCACCAAACACAGGTTTCATGTTCTACTTTAAACAAGGAACATTAGAGAACTACGATTTTAATTATCAACAAAAAATATCAAACCAATCAGAAGATATCAATATCACTGGTATTAATAATACTGATACATGGTTATATAAACGTAACACAGACGGCACATCAACTCCATGGAAACAAGTTGAAAATGTATACTCTGATGCATACTTGCAAACAGAAACATCAGACAGAACTATATTCTCTGTAGACTCCAGATTTAACGATCAAGTCTCATATACATTTGGCGATGGTGTTTTCTCTGAGATACCAATTGGTAACTTTAGAGCATATGTACGATCTAGTAACGCATTAACTTATTCAATCAGTCCTTCAGAAATGAATGGCATCTCTGTTGCTATATCATACATTAGCAGAAAGGGAACAACAGAAACACTAACTATAAACTTACAGTTGCCTACTACAATCTCAACAGCACAAGTAAGAGAGCCTATTTCTGAAATTAAACAAAGAGCACCTACAAGATACTACACACAGAATCGTATGGTCAATGGTGAAGATTACACAAACTTCCCTTATACTCTTTATAACTCTATTATTAAATCTAAAGCAGTTAACAGAAGTTCTATTGGTGTTTCTAAAAACTTAGACTTACTTGACCCAACAGGCAAGTATTCAAGTTCAAACTCTTTTGGAGATGACGGAGCATTATATCAGGACAGCACTGATGGCTTCTTATCTTTAACTGTAACAAACACAAGTGACATCATTCAATTCTTTACTGATGACTTAGCATCTGTATTAGCCTTAAATCGTGCTAATCAGTACTACATTCAAAACTACACACGTTATGCATATCCAGATGCAGGTAGTCCAGTATTATATTGGAAGTCTAGTTCGGTTGACTCAACACAACAAAGTGGATACTTCTACTCAGAAACAAGTTCAGTAGAAACTCCAGCAGTGTTAGGAACATTTACTACATCTAATGCAAAGTATGTAACAAAAGGATCAATAGTAAAACTATCTGCTCCAATTGGCTTTTACTTTGATAGCAATAATCGTTTAGTTGCAGGTATTCCATCAGGTGGCGAGAAGACATATATCTGGTCAACTATATTAAACATAGTTGGTGATGGATCAAACACTGGACAAGGAACATTTGCTAACGGCACAGGCCCTGTTATCGTAAATGGTTATATCCCAGACGGTGTTACACTGACAGAAATTATTCCTGTCTTTGATAATTCTTTATCATCTCCTGTAATACAAGAAGCAATTCTTAAAATTGAATTACAACAAGACTTTACTTTAATCTTTAATAATTCATTATTGATCAACCAAGAACGTTGGTCAATTGGCGCGCCTACAGCAACTAATTACTTTGTTAAGTTTACTAGTTTAGGAAACAATCGTTATACAATAACATACAGATCACTTACATATTACTTTGGCAGTGTTGCTGATACACGATTCACTTTTAGTAAGAATGAAT